TCGCCGTCCACGTAGTTTACCACGCGGATTTCCCCGGGCCTCGGACCTTGGTCCTCTGGGGTGCCGCGCACGTTCCACTTAGCCATCGGATTTCTCCCCCTCCACTCTTACAAGCACCCCTTTTTTGATCACGGACCCGTACTGATGTTTCAGGATGGCCTGAACCAAAGCCAAAGCCACGTCGGGGTCGAGTGCTACCACCTTGCTTTCGTGGTGGCCTACGGCAAGCCAGAGATGATACCCATCGTCGGACAGGTAGACACCGTCGCCAAGGTATCCGAGCTCTTTGTATTCAGTCATGATCCATCTCCTCGTCCTTGAGCTTGTGGTAGAGCCAATCGCCCTCCTCTTCGTCGTAGTCGTCGTCCTCGATCTCGCCCGTGCCGCCGCAGTTTTCGCAGGTGTCCTCGTACTCCTCGATGAAGCCCACGTCGCGGCCGACGTTGTGGCTGTGGACGCGCTCGTAGAGCATCGAACCTTGGCCCTTGCACTCTGGGCAGGGTTTGTAGTGGGTCATGCGTGAAACTCCTGTACTCCAAAGTCGCCGCCGCTGATCAGGGCAAAGGCGAACATGCCGGGGTGGTCGTGCTCGAACCGCTCTCGCGCCTCGAACTGGGTCTGGCAGGAGTAGATTTCGTAGGACATGTTCAGGTCCTCGTCTTGCCACATGAAGAGCCAGCGCATCACACCACCACCCTCCTCACGACGGGATGTGAGCCATGCCTCAATGTCGCTTTCGCGCCAACCAATGATGCGTTCACTGACTACAACGCGGGGCGGCATGCGCCCTTCGCGGTGCATATTCCGCACTGTTCTTTCGCTGCAACCGAGAAGCTCGGCCACTTTGTCGAGGTGAAGCAAAGGGCTAATTGAGCTTTTTGCGCTTGGGTTAGATGTGTTGGTCATCACACCACCTCTCCGCTCAGCCGAATCAGATGCTTCAAACGCTGCACCAGCTCCGCACGCTGCAAGTAGAATTGCATCTGGCCAACGTCCCCGTAGTCAGGGACCTCGCCAAACTTCGTGGTGGTGATGTCGTTCTCCGCGCATTCCAGCGCAACCTTGGCTTGAGCTAAGGTCAGTGCGACCCTTGATTCTTGGACCTTGGACATTAGTAACAATCCTCCCTTGAAGCTTGCGTTCTTGAAGTCATCCTCATGCAGGGCAGGCTTGCCCACCCCCTCGAAGATGTACTTGTTGAAGGTGTGGCGGGCCTCGTCGAGGGTATCCCCGCCGACGCATGCGCTGGCGTACCCCATCAGGGTGCCCTCGTCGTTGTAGTACACCTCCTTCAGTACGAACCAATCCTCTCCGTCGTTCTCGGAAGGGGTGTTCACAAGGCGATAATTCCAGTGCATCACACAGCCTCCTCTTTGTCCTTGGGCCACCCCATCTCGCGCAGCCCAGCCACGACATACGGCACCAGCGCCGTCGATGCCTGCGCGGACTTGGGTTCCTTGGGTGGCTCTTCCGGCAGGTACTTGTGAAGCTCCGGCTCAAGCAGAGTCTTGGCCTGTTTCAAGGTGCGGATGTCGTAGAGCACCCTCCTGAGCTTGTCCTCCATCGAGCGACGCGCCTTCCACTGCTCCTCGGCGGCGCGGGATAGGTCGGCCAGCGGTCCTTGGACCTCGGTCACAAGCTCTCGGTCCTCGGCAGCGCTGTTGTAGTGGATGCGGTAGGCGTAGAGCGACGTCCCGTGCCCATCTTCCCGCTCCCGTTGCCAGATGATGTTTGCGCCCCCAAGGTGGTTGGCATGCGTGGCAAAGCGGACCGCCAGCCAGCGCCGAAGCTCCGGCTTGTCATATATCGCCCGCACCTCGGGCGGCATCTTCTCGATGGCCTTGGCTTGCAGAATAGCCGTCGCCTGCGCGGTGTGGTCGATCTGGGGGATGTCGGCCATGATCTTTTTGACGATCTCGGCCTTGTGGGTTTTGTTGAGGTTCATGTTGGTTCTCCGTTTGGTGTGGGGTTAAACGTTGGCAGCGGCGTAGGCGAGCTTGGCGGGCGAAAGGCCATGACCCTCGGCAACCTCGATCATCCCGCTGACGACATTGTTGCGGGACACGGCGGACTTGCCAGCCATCCAGTCGTCGTGGACGGTCTGAAGGTCCGCCAGAAGAAACAGGACATCATCCGGCATGCTCTCCGGCAGGTCAGGGTAGTCCTTGGTCAGGGAGGACATGACCGCCTCCCTGAGGCTTGCGTAACGATCACGATACGTCGAGCTCTGAGAAGTGTTTAGGGCCAAGCCCTCAAACAACGGGTCGTAGTCCTCGTCCTTGATCAGCGCCCCCACGAAGCAGCGGTTGCCGTCATCCGTGCGGTAGACGCAGTCGCCCTTGTGGTTCTGGGCAGGGCCCGACATGCCGAGGAAGTGGTCGGCAACGCGGTCAAAGATGGACTGAAGGGTGGTGTGGCTGGTGTCGCCCATGTCTGTTCTCCGTTCTGGTTTAAGGTGTAGGTGCTACTTGTGTAAAATAAACAAGTGGGGGTGTCAAGGGGTCAGGACAAGCGCCAGACCCGCAGGCCATACGTCTGGCCCTCAGTGCCCGACCGCGTCAACACGGCAACCTGCCTGCGACGCGCCGCGCTCATGATCCGGGCCCGATGCCCGTTCTCCTCGGTCCTCGGAACTGGGACAAACACGCTCTCCCCCGCCGTCATGGCGTCCAAGACCGAAACAAACCTCAAGGTGGGGTCGGTGTCAGAGACCTCGACAGTGTGGGTGAAGCCCGGAGGCAGAGGCAGGTCGCCGCCATGCTCAAGACGCGCACGGCGTAAAGCCTTGCTGGCAGGGATGCGGTGGTCGGAGGAGATTAGGAGGAGCCTCACACAATTCTCCACACACGAACACCCATCTGACCAGTTTCTGGGTTAACCTCGCGCTTGGATGTCACGGACAAGCCTCGGCGCAATGCGATAACATGGTAGGACATGGATAGGCGCTGGGCCAGTGGAAGGCTCGACACCTTGGTCCAACAACTCTGTCCGGGCTCCAACTCCTCAAGAACACGTTGCGCAAACCTGTAAGCGCTAAGCTGGTCGAAGTCGTCCAAGGCTGGAAGCTCCTTGCTGGCGGCCTTTAACTTCTTGATGACCCTGTAAGTCATGGGGAGAGGAACGTCATCTTCTATCTTCGGCATCAAGGTGCTCCTTTGCTGGACTCTATTACAATATACGTAGAATACTGTAGTTACAGTGTCAAGTTGTGTCGAGTGGAGATATCGTCGGATCAAGTTTAGCGGGCCTCGAACCTCGGGCCTTGGTGCTTCGCGAGTTTCCCTTATACTGCCGTGGACTCCAGCGTGAATGCGAAGCTCGCACTGATCTGAGGGAAAAAAACTATTTGGTGTAAAATTTATGGATTTCACCCTTATAAATAAGGGATTCCAGCCTTTACAAGTCCGTTTTTTGACCGTATCGGCTTTACAAACAAGCGGAAATAATCACCAACTTCTCTACCCTGCCCTGTCCCTGAGTGTTGCTGAAACGGTTGAAAAGACGCTGGGAGCTGTGGCTCTATAAGGGGAACTCGCCTTGCCACCCTGCTTTTGACGCTGTAGAGTTGTGGGAATACCACAAGTTGGAGGTTGATACATGGCCGAGCGTAAAAAGCCGGGGCCTGCCCCTCGGGTGAAGCGTGATAAGACGGTCGATGCCGCCCCTCTCTTAAAGTCCGCCTTCGAGCTTGAGCTTGAAGAAGAGTACGGCCGGGAGATCACTGTCAGGCAACGCACGTTCTGCGAACTGTATGTGGAAGGCAGGCTGACGGCCACCGAATGCGCGAGGCAGGCGGGATATAGCGTCAACGCTGCCCGAGACATCGCCACCAAACTGCTCAACGGGTCGTCCTTCCCTCATATCCCTCGCTACATCGCCCAGCTTCGCGAGGAAAAGGAGCGGCTCTACGGCGTCACGCTGTCCGGCCAGCTCGAGCGGCTTTACAAGCTGTCCCGCGCAGCCGAGGACGGCGGTCAATTCTCTGCCGCCATCAACGCGGAGAAGATCAGATCGGCCCTCGGTGGCCTGACGGTTGACCGTCGCGAGAACGTCAACACCATCGACCAGATGACACGCGACCAGATCACCGCCCGCCTTGCGGAGTTGCAGCAGAAATACCCGCAGGCTTTCATCGTAGATGCCGAATACACGGAGGTGCCCAGTGGCCGGACCAGAAGCAAAGGTGTGGGCAAATATGCGGAAATATCTGCCCCCGAAATGTCACGCGACGAGGATTGAGAACCGCCATGGCGGCGGCATTCCTGACGTGCATATTTGTATCCCCGGGGTGAGCTTTTGGGTCGAACTGAAAGCCTCAAAAGCTGACGTGGTTTCTTTGCGTCCTCAACAGGCCGCTTGGCATGCCAGACAGGCCTCCTGCGGCGGCCTCTCATACGTGCTCTGCGGCTTTGCGCACCCACCCTACGTCAAAATATGGAGGGCCTCTGCGCCCTCTCAGAACGCCTCTGCGGGCCTGCTCTGCGGCCCCGCGCTGATCGAGTCTGACAGCATGGCCGACGCTCTGCGCCTGCTCTGCGCCGACGCTCTGCGGCTGAACGCTGCCCAAAGCTCTGCGGCTCTGCGCTCTGCGGCCGGAACGGAAAAGACCCCCGACGCCTAAGCGCCGGGGGCAAGGTGGCCGCGCCCGGGCGGATATGGGCGCGGCGCGGCAAATCAACAGTCAAGACCGATCCCGACAAACCCGGTAATCTGCGCGACCTTGCGGCGCGGGTCCAAGTCCAAGAGGCGAAGGGCCAGCGCTTTGGCTTCCCCGTATGTCTCGCCCCAAACATCTTCAGTATATTCCGAATCCCGCCCGGCGGGGGTGCGATAACGCACGGTGATTTGATACATGACGGCTTCCCCCTCAATGCTGCACAATGGCCACGGATTTAGGCGAGCGTGTCGCAAGCCCGGCGCAAAGCTTGCAAGCTTCGCACGTTGTGCGCTTGCCTGCTTCTTTGCTGGCCGGGCACATAACTTCCCGGGAAGGATCGATTTCTGAGACGTTCTGCACCACGCGGAACGTGCGGGCCCCGGCTTGCCAGAAGATCAGCGCTTGCCCGTAGGTGTCGGCCGATTGCATGACAATTTCTGGCCGATATCCCGATTGATGGCTGTATCCAGTCCACCCTTCGGCCTCAGAAAGCAGCGCATCCCACACGTGCGACGGCACGGCGGCGGGGTCCCCGTAGGTGCCGAGCCTGACCATGCGGCCGCGCCCGATAGCGGCCGGATCAACTGGCGCATATAGGCCCCGATGATAGGCGCGAAAAACTGTAAGCGGCCCCTGCCCGAGCACCACGTAGCACGTGCGCTTTTTTGCTTGTTTTGCGGCCGGGTCCGCCGTTGCGGTGCCCCGGTGCACACAAGTCCCACAGATCGAAACATCGGCCCCGGTTTTGCTGGCCTCAACCGGGTTGATATCTTCCCGAATGATGTAGGTCTGCAGCATGCCGCCCGTCTTTTTGTTCCGCTTGGAAAAGACCGCGACCACGACAATGGGCGCGCCGTCTAGCAGCGACGGCCCCCGGTAGATCACGCCTTTCCAAATTGTTTCCCCCGCCCGCTTAGCAAGACCCTTTTTCATTTCGCCGTTTTCCTTTTTCCATTTGCCAAAGGCCCGGGGTTCAAGCCCCGATGCCTGAGAACTCTAGCACACTTGTTTATAATCAACAAG